GAAAAAGAAAGTGAGAATTTCAAAAAGTTTCACGATCCAGAAGAATTTCAAAAGAATTTTCCTGATATTGAATTGACTGTAGATCTAAAAGATAATATAGAAGTCATTAAAACTTTTTATAATCGTTTCGATCGAGTTCTTTGGGACTTAATTATCAATTATAACCTTGATAAATGTGCTATCAATTACGATACAGATTTAGGAAGGTTACAAATAAAAGGTGCTAATATTACAAATGCTATTGAACTTTCAGAATTGGACATTATAGATTCTAAATTCAAAGGTCATGGTAATCATCTTTCATTTTGGAACTGTGAAATTGAAGGTTCTATAATTGAAGAATGTCAATTGTACGGCAGCAACTATACAATGTCTGCTAAGGTAGTAGATTGTTTATATGGAAAAAATAACGAGTTTGAACAATGCTACATTTTTAGCAATGATCCAACTCACGAGATTAACGGCACATTTAAAAATTGTGTTTTAAGAAAAGGCAGATTTTCAGAAGAACTAACGATGGATGACGAGTGTATTTTAGTAGAAGAAATTTAAATAAGAAAGAAAAGATGAACAATCGCCAACTAACCTCATAGCAGGTTAGTGGATTGTAGAAGAAATTCTACGGTTCAGTTGTTTAGACTAAGCTAAGAAATTAGCTACGTTATGTAAGAATATATAGGTACTTCAAGATGCTTCACAAGTCTTGAACACTACGGATAGCAATTAAACATCTCTGATGGTAGGAGAAGTGTTGTTATCATACAAAACCTTATATAACATTGTCGATGTGAACCAACAAGATTTTTAAAATCTTGAATTATCTTAAAAAGAGATAGAAAGAAAAACATGGTATATGTAATTAATCAAGATGGTAAGGCTTTAATGCCAACAACCAGATACGGAAAGGTAAGAAGAATACTAAAATCCGGTTTAGCTAAAGTGGTTACCGTTAAACCTTTTACTATTCAACTGGTATACAAGACAGAAACAGAATACACTCAAGAAATAACTTTAGGTATAGATTCTGGTTATCTTAATGTTGGATTCAGCGCAGTAACGGACAAGAAAGAATTGCTTTCTGGAGAGTTAAAACTTTTAAAAGATATTTCAGACAGAATATCAGGCAAATCAATGTATAGAACTATTAGACGTTCAAGACTAAGGTACAGAAAACCAAGATGGTGTAATAGAACTAAATCGATGCCTAAAGGTTGGTTAGCACCTTCTTTGAAGCACAAGTTAGACACACATCTTAGATTCGTTGATAGTATATACAAAATTCTACCAATTTCAAAATGTATAGTTGAAACGGCGGCGTTTGACATTCAAAAAATCAAGAATCCAGAAATTACTGGAAAGGAATATCAGCAAGGAGAACAACTTGGTTTTTGGAATACGCGAGAATATATATTACATCGAGATGGTCACAGTTGCCAAAATCCAAAATGTAAGAACAAAAAAGACAAAAAACAGATCTTACAGATTCATCATATCAAGTATAAAAGTTTAGGTGGCACAAACACACCAAACAATTTAATTACTTTGTGTACAAAATGTCATACATCACCTAACCACCAAGAAGGCAAGTTTTTATACGAATGGTGTCAAAACAGTAAAAAAGTTAGAGGATTTAAAGATGCTACATTTATGTCAATAATTAGAAATTCTTTAGTTGAACGTCTTAAAGAAAAACATTCGATCGTTTATTCCACTTACGGTTATTTAACTAAGCAACGTCGAATAGAAAATGACATTGAGAAAACACATTATAATGATGCTTTTGTAATTGCCAATGGAACTAATCAAACAAGAAATTTGATAGTTCATAACGTAAAGCAAGTAAGAAGAAATAACAGATCATTAGAAAAATTCTACGATGCTAAATATATAGACAACAGAACAAGTGAAAAAGTAAGTGGAAAGGATTTAAACTCCGGTAGAAGAACCAGAAACAAAAATTCTAATACCGAAAACCTACATCAGTACAGAGGACAAAAAATATCTAATGGAAGAAAAAGTATTAGAAAGGTTAGACATTTTTATCAACCGAATGATTTGGTTAAGTATAATGATAAAATTTATAGTGTTAAAACTACACAGAATAAAGGAAGAAGTATAAAATTAAATGGAGTTAAGACAATTCCTAATGTAAATCTGATAACACAATATAGATTCGGTAAAGGTATAAATTGGTTATCTAAATAAATAAATATAACATGAAAAACGATTATTCCTATAGCACGTTCCTGAAAAAACTCAATGATCCGTTTGAGTTTTACTATCTCGTTCCAAAAGATCAAGTATTGTCTATTGCCAAAGGTGACGAATTTTCAGATAAAATATATCATTATTTTTTAAAGAAATATACTAAACTAATTTATTTCGATAGCAACCTTAAAGATCTTGTTGATTACAAATTTTCAAAAGATTCAATTATACTTTCAAAATTAGTCATAGATTATAAAAAATTAGACGACGAAAAAGAAAGATTAGATAAAAGCAACAAAATTGATCAATTAACAAAAAGATTGAAAGATGAAACTCCTATTTTCATTTATAATGAAGCAGGAAGAACAAGCAAGATAAAAACATATCAACAATTAGATAGTGTTCTACCCGGAGCATTTCCTAAAACTGTTTTTTCAGTCAAAGATGCTAAAGCAAAATTGAAATTTCCAATTGTTGGTAAACCAAATAATGGACATTCAGGTATCGGTATTGTAAAATTTGACACACCAGAAGATTTAGAAAAGTTTGTAAATGATCCTAAAAATTCAGAGTTCAAATTTGACTTGTACTCAGAATGTGTAGATTTCGATAGAGAGTTTAGATTCATATTTTTTGAAGACATCTTGTTCTCAGTTTCAGAAAGAATCAAAAAACGAGACGGAACAGGTAGAGATATAAACGATAAAAAAGTAGATGAAGAAGTAGAGTTTTCTTACGTACAGCAAGATTATAATATACTACCATTCTTAGGAACAGTAAAAAAATTAGCTAAGAAAGCAAATGAAACTTTAGAATGTACTACATTTTCTATTGATTGTTTCTTAACCAAAACTGGTGAAATTAAGATTATCGAATTTAATGCTGGAACAGGTTTAGATGCTTATGAATTTATTTGTAATTATGAAGCAATAATGCAATATTACAATAAACCAATAGATTTTTTCGACCAAAGAGAAATCCAACAACTTAAGAATACATATCTTTGGAGATATAATCAAAGATTTAACAAAGAAATAAAAAATAGTATGTGCCCATTACCTCATAAGATATATGACATAGACCTTTTTTCAGATCTTATCGATCATCCGGAAAAGTATGAATTTACGGACAAAGATTACGTACTTAATTTAAAAAACAAGAAATAGACATGACGACAGATGATTTAATTTTCGAAATCCAGTCGGAACTAAGCGGGTCTGGAATGCTACCAGAACTGATAAAGAATGAAGAAGTGAAGAGAGTAATAAACCAAGCAAAATTGTTCTTCTATGATCGTTATAAATACGGTACAGAAGAAACAAGATTGATTGTACCATTAAATGTTTTCCAAACTCAAGAATTTAAACGTAGTAGATCTTTAATACTACCTGATAATTTTTTATCTGTTCATAAAGTTAGAGAATGTAGATCAACAGGAACTTTTAACACGTTAGATCAAGATTTCAGTGAGAATAGAATAATGGCATCTGTTGTTTATATGGATAATATGGTCGGAGACGATCTTGTTTTAAAATTAGCAAGAGCACAAATGATAAGTTTAACTAAAGCATTTATGCTAACGGATATTTCTTATAAATATAACAAGAACAATAAGAAACTGCAGATCACTGGCCGTGATCCAAAATATAAAGTATTGATCGTAGGATACGCTGGAATCGAAGACGAAGCGTTGATGGACGACCACGTTTTTATACGTTATTGCACAGCAAAGACAAAAGAATCCTTCGCTAGAATAATAGGAATGTACTCAATGCCATTACCAGGTGGAATTGAAATAAACATAGAAAGTTTAAGAAGCGAAGCAGAAGCAGAAATAGAAGAGATAATGACAAGGTTGAAGGAAATTAACCCACCAAATTGGTTTTTAATGTTTAATTAAAAAAGAGTAAATATGAGCGAGATAACTAAGTACGTAGAAAGTTTTGATGATTTCCTTGAAAGAAATGGAATTAAATCTACAATTAAGAAAGACGAGACATCGAAGAAAGAAGACGATGAAAAAGATCCAAATGGCGAAAACGGTCAGGAAGGAGTAGACGGTAAAGATCAAGATAAAGAAAAAGGTACTGAAAAAGATGGAGAAGATTATGCTTCACCAGATTTCGAAGATCCTAATGATGCAGGTGACAATGACAGCGACCCCGACGAAGTTGGGGATAGCACTGAAGATCCAGAAAAAGACGCAGATGAACCACGTGCCAAAAAGGTGAAAGAGACAAACCAACCAAAAATTGATAGAAACCGTTCAACAAATAATTCTGATAGAAATCCAAATAGGTCTACAGAGAAACCTGTGCAAAACAATACCAGGCGCCAACCAGGCGGAAATAACAGTAACGGTCGTCGGGTACCTACAAATCAAACACGTCGTGGAAGATAAAATGACAGATATTAATAATAAATATATGAAAATGTATTGGAAAATTTGTAACATAGCAAAAGACAGAACGTTACCGGAAGGAACGTATATTGAAAGACATCACGTATATCCTAAATCAATTTATGGCGCAAACAAAGATTTGGTTAAACTTACAGCAAAAGAACACTATATGGTTCATCTATTGTTATGGAAGGGATTAAGAACTGAATATGGTAAATCTGACATTAAATCTCGTAAAATGGCCAGCGCTTTTTGTATGATGAATATGAAAAGTAAATATCATAATAATTGTAGATATATAAGCAAAGATTTCGCTTTAGCACGGGTCGCAAATTATGAAGCAAATAAAAATAAAATTGTATCAGAAGAGACAAAAAAGAAAATAAGTTCTAAAGCAAAAGGAAGAAAACATTCAGATGAGTCAAATCGAAAATTAAGCGAAAGAATGAAAGGAAATTCTTACAGTTTGGGTAACCACCACACTGAAGAAACAAAGAAACAGATGTCATTGAGTAGAAAAGGTCGGATAACAACAGATGAGTCGAAGAAAAAATTAAGTGTTTCCCATAAAGAATATTGGGAGAATATGGATGAAGGGTCTTATCAAAATCGTTGTGAAAATGTAACTGGTGAAAAAAATGGAATGTTCGGTAAACATCTTTCTGAAGAATCGTTAAAGAAGATAAAAGTGAAGCAGGAAACGTGGTATGCTAACGGTGGTAAAGAGATTTTACAAAAAATTCAGAAAGACAAATGGGAAAATATGAGCGAAGAAGATCATCAAAAGCATCGTGATAGAAGTTCAGGTAAAAATAACGGAATGTATGGTAAAAATCTTTATGATATATGGAAAGATAAATATGGTAAAGATATAGCAGATGAAAAAATGGAAAAATTTAAAAACGACGTATCAAAAATTAGGTCGAATAAAATATACGTATATGATACAGATAAAAATTTAATTGATATATTTGAAAATAAAATTAAAGCAAGCGAAAAATATTGTTTATCTGAAACTTCTATCCAAGATAATTGTAGATCAAATAAAATTAAAGAAACATTTTATAAAGGTTTTTTATTTAGTTATAAAGACATTTATAAAGAGGAGGGTAGCCTATCATAATCCGCGAACTCGCATTCCGCGATCCAGGTGATCCAAAGTACAGATCGGGGCAGATAGAAACTAATGAAGAATTGGAGTGTATCCTAAATCAAGTGCGCATGATATTGTTTACCCGTAAGGGTGAAGTGATCGGATCGTACAATCTTGGTCTGGATCTTGAAGAATTTTTATTTTCTACGAGATTTAGAGAAGCACCTATCGTGCGTGACTTTAGAAATCAGGTGGAACAATACGTCTGGAATTTCGGCAAGTACGATATTGACATAAATTTCGACTACGGTTCAGATGGCGTTAAAGACTACGTTACTATTTACATTACTATCAATGGAGAACGGGTATTGGGTATTTCAAGTTAAAATATATAAAATACAGCGTAAAAAAGTTTAGCACGAATGACACCAATTGAAAAGAAAAATTCTCGATACTCAGACTTAGTTTCCAACGTCCGTGACTATATAAGAACCTTATATAAAAATTCTGAGCATCTTTATACTACCGCTTCACCGTGGGGTCAATTATTAGATGTCATCCAAAGATTACTACAATTCAATCTTTTCTATATTGAAGATTCTGTTACTGAACTAAATATTAATTCGGCACAGAAAGCAAATTCAATCTACGGTCTCGCAAGATTAGCAGGTTACGATCCAATGCGAGCAACAGCAGCAATGGGAACTATTACCATTAACCCAAATGGTATGAAACCTGAAAAGATGTCTGGTAATTATGTAATTATTCCAAACTTTTCACAACTAAAATGTGATACAAACGGTTTGGAATATGTTGCTATCTACGGACAAAGTGACTTGAAAGTAGACATCTATTCAGATAGATCTACAAAATACATGAAACTAATCCAAGGTAGATTTGAGCAACAGACATTTACTGGTACAGGTGCAAATCTTCAATCCTTCGAAGCAAATCAAATAAACAAAAATATAGTAGACCATCATAATGTTCAAGTTTATGTAAACGGTGAACGTTGGACAAAATATGATAGTCTAATTGATATACCAAGAAATTCAAAAGGATTTCTTGTTAAAACAGGTCTAACTTCTGGTCTTGATGTATTCTTCGGTAATAAGACACATGGTGCTATTCCTGAACTTGGTTCTAAAATAATTGTCCAATACATTTTAACAGAAGGTAATTCTGGTAATATTACAGATCCGAGTAGTTATTCTTTCAAATTTTTGAATGATGGTTACGATATAGAAGGTAGTATAATAGACTTAAATAAAATCTTTACATTAAAAGTTGTCAATCCTGTTCTATTTGGAGCACCTTCAGAAGAAGTCCAACTAACAAAATTATTAGCACCTTTACAAAGTAGATCTTTCGTATTCGGACAAACAAGTAATTATAGACAATACTTTGAACAGATGCAAAGATTTTCAAAAATCAAAGTGTGGACAGAAACAAACAAGTTCGATCCTTATATTGACCAAGTGGTTTTTGCTATGCTTCTTCCTGATATTTCAAAACTTTATAAGTCTGGTGAAGATTATTTCAGTATACAATTTAATAAATTTGCAATTACAGAATCTGAAAAATTTGCAATACAGCAAAGAATAGAAGAATCTGGTTCAATGATTCTTGGTTCAGTTCTTAGTTTTGAAGACCCAACGTTCAATCGTTATATGCTAAATATCTATATGAATATATTCCAAGGATATGACAAGAAGAAAATTCAAGACGAGATAAAGATTAAATTATCACAATACTTTACACAGTTTAAACGAGATGACTATATGCCAAAGTCAGATCTAATTGCAATTATTGAAGCAGTAACAGGTGTAGATTCTGTTAGTGTAGAATTTTTATCGGAAGATGTAGAAAACGAATTACGAATATTAACAGATTATGATAATTACTTGAATTCTAAAATTCCAATGACAGATTTAGACAAAGAGAAGATAATGAGATTTTACGAGAATTGGTCTTGGTACGAAAATAATCCGGATGTCTTTGCTTACGGCGAATATCTACAATCAGATTTGAATATGCCAGAGACATTAGAAGATATGAATATTAACAAAAAATTGAAATTTTTGTTTTCACTAACAGCAATTCAAAACTACATTAAAAAGTTTATAGATATAAATGGTGACTTGGTTTTAAGTACAACTCAAATTCCATTAATCCGTGGTGATTGGTATGATAGATATGGTAGATTAGTAAATGATGAGGTTGGAATGAAATCTTTAAACTGTGTAAACTTTTACTACAGGAAAGAAAATTCAGATTATCTGAATTATTACGGCAACAAGAAGTTAATATCTACACTTAGAAATAACCTGATTAACTAAGATGAGTTGGAGAATAGTAGAAAATAAATCCAGATTTAAGCAAGGTTATTATACCCCAGAAAATGCTGAAAAATATCTTGGTGATAAAGCTAACATATTTTTCAGAAGTTCGTGGGAATTAAAATTGATGTTATATCTGGATAGAAATCCAAATGTTAAGAATTGGTCGAGCGAACCTTTTCCTATTAATTATATAAACCTTGCAACTAAAAAACAGCACAGATATTTTGTGGATTTTTGGGCAATAATAGGAGATAAAAAAATTCTAATTGAAGTAAAACCAATAGAAGAAACACATCCACCGAAGAAGTTGATGGAAGGAAAAGCAAACGTCAAAAGCATTCAAAACTATAACCGTGCTTGCTTAACTTATATTAGAAATATTTCTAAATGGAAAGCGGCATCAGAATTTTGCAAAAGAAATAACTTAGAATTCAAAATATTTACTGAAAAAGACTTTAAGTCTATCAATATTAGTACATAATCATAACATAAAATGTAATATTCTTTATAAATATAATTCAAAATATAAAATATAATAATGATTTTAGTAGAACAGCACGTAGTAAACAAAAACAATCCGAATTGGAAACGTATTGATGAATTATCATTCCTTTCCAAGAATCTGTTCAACACTTGCTTGTGGACTATAAAAAATCATTTTGAAGAAACCGGAAAATATATCTGGTATAATGAGTTGTATAAAAAATTTTATAACGAAAATAATCCAGATTTCTTAGCACTTCCTATTGCAACTTCACATCAAATTATGATGTTAATGGACAAAAATATGAAGTCATATTTCGCATTGCTACGAAGATACAGAAAAAATAACAAATCTTTAAACGGATGTCCAAAATTTCCAAAATTTAAACACCCAGTTAAAGGTAGAAACATTATAATTTTCAGAGCAGATCAAGCAAGAATTAAACAAAATGGAACTATCAAGTTTCCGAAAAGAGCTGGTTTATCACCGCTAAAGACAAAAATAACTTCTGGGTATAAGCAAGTTAGGATTGTGCCACAGCATTCATGTTATGTGATAGAAGTTGTTTATGAGAAAGCAGAAATTCAAGCAAATCATGTTACAGATTCTTGGATGAGTATTGATATTGGTGTAAACAACCTAATGACATGCTTTGATACAGAATGTTCTAAACCAACTATAGTTTCAGGAAGACCGATTAAATATATAAATCAGTATTGGAACAAAAAGAAAGCAAAGCTACAATCTGACTTAGTAAAACAATATCCAAAACGTAAAACATCTAAGAAACTACAAAGACTAACTACGAAAAGAAACCGTAAAGTTAAAGACTACATGCACAAAGCTTCCAGATTTATTGTTGATACATGCTTAGAAACAGGTATATCTAATATTGTAGTTGGTTACAACAAAGACTGGAAGACAGGTATAAACATCGGTAAGAAAAACAATCAGAATTTTGTACAAATTCCGTACGATACTTTAATAAACCAAATAGAATATAAAGCGAAACTTCTTGGAATATCTGTTCTTCGACATGAAGAATCCTATACAAGCAAGTGTTCAGCAATGGATTTAGAACCTGTAAAGAAACATGAAACCTACGTAGGTAAACGTGTTAAAAGAGGAATGTTCCAAACCAGTACAGGACAGAAGATAAATGCAGATCTGAACGGTGCTTTAAATATCTTGAGAAAGATAAATGAAACCGGAGATAAGGAATGGATCGATAGATTTATTCAAACTCAATCCGGTAGAGGCCAAGTCGTTTGGCCATTTCAGGTTAAATTGGATAAATGTTTTAAATATAATTTAGAGCAAAACGATAAAGCTATCAAAATTAATACTAATTAGTGAAACAATGTTACTACGATAGATTTATAGGAGTTGAATCCGAACTTACAATTAATGCAAATTATAAGGATATTTCTTTGTTTTTTGCTATTGATAGTTATAGACTTTTTGTGTACTATCAAGGTTCATGGTATCCAGAAAATAAAACAAGTTCTTCGGGTACAGGAACGGGTGGTATATCTACAAGATATTATAATAAATTTTATGGTAAGGTAGATAATTTAGATACCTTCTTACCTACTAAAAAT